CGATGAGGATGTTTCTGAACTTACTGGATGGCATGAACTATCCCGTACTGGGCGACGTACATTTGTATGGCACCGCGGTTCGCTACCTCCTGAGAACCTCATTCTCATAGCCCAGTCGTTGATGATGCATGGCATTATCGGACGGGCCAGAGTCAGGACGCTGCAGAAGAACGAAAGTAAGGAAACAACTTCTGAGTTTCATGCGACTGAATACATCATGGCCGCCCGCAATCATTTTGGCATCAGTAAGGAAGAGGCTATGGAGCTAACCATGACCGAATTCGCCATGATGCTGAACGCCAAATACCCGAACCAGAAAGGCTTCACCAGGGAAGAGTATGACGCGGTTATGGATGATGATGAACGCCGGTGGCAGGAAATGATTGAGCGCGAAAAATCAGCAAAGTAAGCAGCCTGAGTTAATAATGGATATACCGTACTCGCCTGGCCTGGCGTAAGATGGCCCAAAATAAAACTCAGGGGATAAGAGTGAAAAAAATACTTTTGGCATTGGCGATTCCACTGCTTCTGGCTGCCTGTAAGCCAGGCGATGAAAAGGCAATCTCTCTGGCGAAATCCGAGGTGTCCGCTAACCTGCTTGATCCTTCAAGTGCTCAGTTTCGCAATATGAAGGTTGCCAGGATGACAGACTCCGACGATGGTGGTGTCATCGCTGTAGTTTGTGGCGAGATAAACGGCAAGAACGGTTTCGGGGCATATGCCGGATTTCATCCGTTCTACGTGGAACTGAACATGAAAGCGAAAGGTATGTTCTCAAGAGGTGTCGACTATACGCTTGGCGATCATTTCCTAAGCTCAAGAGACACACCACCACCGCCAGACTATACCGAACGATGTCAATAAACGACACGAATAACTAACCCACCACACGGTGGGTTTTTTTATGCCCGGAGAAAACTGATGTCTGAAAAAGCAGGCGAGATTTATTACGACATCGAAGCCGATGTTTCTGGCTTGCTGAAGGCGCAGGGAAAAGCCAATAAGTCGCTCGACTCTATTGGCAACTCTGCCACGAATGCAGCCAAAAAGATGGATGAGCTGCAGACGAATATCAACCGCGTAGCAGGTGCCATTGCAGCGTCACTCGTTGTTGACTGGGGTAAAGCGTTTCTCGTTGCTGCTGACAACATGAGTCAGTTGAATGCACGAATTGAACGACTAACCGGTAGCGCCGCTGCGGCCTCACAGACGATGCAGAGTCTGATGCGTATCAGCTCTGCTACAGGCGGGTCTCTTCAGGACACGGAAAAGCTTTGGGAAACCCTGAGTACGGCGTTGCGCGATACCGGTGCGACGAACGGTCAGATTTTACAGTTGACCGAGACGCTTCAGAAAATTGGGCGTATAGGCGGATCCTCATCAGAGGAAATGACGAACGCTCTAAGGCAGTTCGGTCAGTCAATTTCATCTGGGACCGTGCGGGCTGAAGAATTCAACTCCATCCTTGAGCAGATGCCGGAACTGGCTCGCCAGATCGCCGCGGGAATGGGTGTCAGCATTGGACAGTTACGTCAACTTATGCTGGACGGGAAACTAACCGCTGAGGACGCGCTAAACGCCATTCAGAAACAAACCGGTTCAGTGAATGCTGAGTTCGAGAAGCTACCGCGTACGCTCTCACAGGCAAACACTGCGCTGACAAACTCTTTCTTGTCGATGATAGATTCGGTAAACCAGGCAACGGGCGCAAGCTCTGGCATGGTTGCTGTGATTGACTCTTTGACTGCTGCGCTGGACAGACTTGCCGGCAAAGCTATCTCTGCCGATTCACAGATCTCAGATCTGAACAGTACGGCGGAAATGTTCACGCGCCGGGCCCGCACATGGTCATGGCTCGGTCTGGACGGGTGGGAAGCCCAAAACAAAGCGCTGGCTGGCCTGAGTAATAAAGCCGCCATGCTGGTTGGCGATCTGGATGCTGTCACGAAAGCCTCGAAAACTGCAGCTAACACAAAGCCGATCGAGATAAAGACCACCGGAACTACCGCGGGCAGCAAGCCAAAAGGCGGTAAGTCCGCAGCGCAGAAAGATGCTGAGCAATACGCCAAAGCGCAGGAGTCCGTTAACCAAAAACTGGATGAACTGAAGCAAAAGGCCGAGCTGTCTGCGGGCAGTGTAGGCGAACTGTCGCGCGCGCAGGCCGTACTGAACGCACAGCAGTCTCTCGGTAATACTGCTTCGCAAGAGCAAATCATGCTCGCCGGGCAACTGGCAGGAAAAGCCTGGGATAATGCGAATGCACTGCGCGAGCAGGCCAAAGCAGAACGGGAGCGCACTGACGCCGCCAACAAATTCAGCTCTATTCAGGGTAAGACCAGCAAAACAGCCGGCCTTGATAGCCAGTATCAGAAAGACATCGCTGACATCCAGTTATATGCCCAGTTATACCCGCAAAAAATTGGCGAGGCAGAAGCTGCCCGTGCTGCGATTGAGCAGCAATACCGGGATCAGCGTAATGCTGCCATGTGGGAAGAGTGGTCTCAGCAAAACCTTGCTACGCAGGCCGCATCTGCAGCCTTTGAAGCATTCGGTAATAACGCATCAAACGCACTGACAGGGATTATTACTGGCAGCATGTCAGCTTCTGAAGCTCTGCAATCCATCGGTAGCACTGTGCTAAACAGCGTCGTAAATACGTTCGTTCAGATGGGCATGGAGTGGGTGAAGGCCGCAGTTACTGGCAGCAGCGCACAGATAGCCGCTACTGCAGCTACAACTTCGGCGGCTGTAGCCGGTACGGCTACGACAACCGCGGCGAGCGTTTCTTCTGCAGCGGCAACTACTGCCGCGTGGACTCCTGCAGCCATTGTTGCATCTATCGGCTCGTTCGGTGGTGCTGCGGCCATTGGTATCGGTGCAGTTATTGCCGCCATGGCTATGGCTGGTGGTATCGCTGGTAAGCGTAAAAATGGCGGTCCAGTATCAGCAGGCTCTATGTACCAGGTAGGCGAGGGCGGCATGCCTGAAATCTACCAGGCCAGCAATGGCAGTCAGTACATGATCCCCGGCGACAACGGCAAAGTCATCAGCAATAAGCAGATGAATGCTGGGTCAGGAAGTGGAGCTGTTCCTATCACCCTCAACGTCCAGAACTATGCAGGTGCGACTGTTGACGCTCAGGCCACTCAGGACGGCAATGGCGTGACCATAGATATGATTGTTGCTGATATCAATAACGGCGGACGTGTTAGTCAGGCCATTCAACTGAATCACCAGGCGCCACGCAAGGCAAGGAGCTAACTATGCCAATTCCATATCCTGACTGGCTGCCCCTAGCGCAAAAAGGAAAAACTCCTTCGACCGATACCGGGTTTCGGACAGACCAGCCGACGGTCGGAGCGCCAATATTTCAGAAGCTCACCGATGACCTGAAGACCACTTTCTCTCTTACGTGGATATTCACCCGGGATCAGCATCGGGCCTTCATGCAGTGGTTGCGGAGCCCGAACTACCTCGATAACTGCAATCAGTGGTTCACGATGCGCCTCGGTACCGGTACAGGCGACACAGGCCTTGAAGTTCAGGAACTGCATTTCCTTTCCTGGCCGACATGGTCGCAGTCCGGCTCCATTTTCACCTGGAGCGGTGATGTTGTCGCGCGAGAACTGGTTAACTCGGATGATGAGTTTGACGACATTATTGTCGCGCTTCCGCCGCCGTGGGGTTCATGGCTCGATATTATCGTCACCGGTTATCCGGATGGACGCGATCCGGAAAGCCTGCCGAGGGTTACGTAATGCCCACACTGAGAGAATTTCAGAGCCGGAGACCGAACCGGATACTTTACGAGACGATCACCTTCTACAACGAGACGTTTGGATATGTGCGTCTGGTGAACAACCAGATATTCCCCAAAACGCTCGGCGGTCAGGTGTTCACTCCATGCCGGATGGAGATCAAGAAGAGCCAGCAAAGTAGCACTCCTGTGTCTGACAGCACGATTAAATTTAGTCGTCTGGCGCAGGATTTTAAGCAGAAACTGAAGCTCTGGAAGGCGCATGCGCGCATCACGCCGATTTCTGCAACCTATCAACAGTTTGACGCTGCAGACATGAGCACGGCTATCAATTCATGGACTCTCTATGTCGATGACTGCTCAATGGACGACACGGACGTAACGTGCATTCTGACGCGCGTACACGCGCTTATGATTAACATGAAGCCCTTCACGGCGCAGCAACTGCCAAATACGACGGTAGCCAAAACGCCTG